ATGAGATTAGCAGAAAAAGTAAAAGAAAAGCGGACTACTCCTTATAAGGAGATAGCAGAAAAAGTGGGTGTATGCCCGCTTTATGTAGGACAGATTGCCCGTGGCGAAAGAGTTCCAAAACGGAAGAGCGGGAAAGCTGCAAAAGTTCTTGAGGAACTAAAAAAGATGTGCGATGAAACCAATTAAATGAGAATAGCATGAAAACAACAAAATTAGTGCAAGTTATTGCTGCTGTTATCGGAATGTTTACAGGATTAGTGCTCGTAGATGGAGAACCGACTACTAAAGAGTTATTAGGAGGAGTAGTACTTATAATTGTAGTTGTTTCTGATTTGCTTGTGACTGCCTATAGGAATGAATTTAAAGAACGGAATGTGTAAAAATTATGCTAAATATATTTTCGTTTTCCGATATGAGTAAAGAGGATATCTTAAACCTCGTCATTACGCTTTTTTTCTTTTGTCTTCCTTTTATTATGGCACATTTCTTCGATTTTCTTGAAGATAAAAAAGAAAAGGGTAATAATGAAACAGCATCCGAAGACACGTGTAAAAGATGTAAAATCAAAGACACCTGTTTGAGATGCGGAAAAAAGGCCAAAGGTCGCAGGAAATGCCAATAGTGGGACTGAAAAATAAAACATATAGCTAGTTTTAATTAACCAAATATACATGAAAGCAAAAGTAGCCACATAACAAACTGAAACTCCAAGAGAGAATAAGAGCTGGCTATACCATTCGATGTCTCTGTAGAAAATGGAAGAGGCGTAAAAAACTGAATGAAGAATCAAGGAACAAAGGATAATGGAAATAGTTGCCTTACGGTGGTTTCCATCAAGGCTGACAAATATTTTTTCAAAGTCCATATTTATATTTTTAGTTAGACAGCTACAAATGTAGCAAACTATTCTGGTTTGTGAAAATAGGAATAGATTTCATTTAATCGTACAGACGATTCAGTCCGAAGTCAGACCGGAGATGAAACAATATTAAATAGATAGTTTATGCCAAAGTATAGGAACATACCATTAAATGCAAACTGTTACTCGGAAATAGGAATACCGGGAGAACAGGTGCTTTGCGTGACGGTTCCTGAATTGGTGGAATGTGGAGTGTCGGAAGGATATTTAAAAAAAGCATTTAACCAACACCGGACAGGGCTGGTTTATTGCTGGCCACATCATAAGGAAGGCCGTGAAGTGTTTATACACTTTGACGGGATGGGAGATAAATACAAGGCTCTGATAAATAAGGTTATTTGTGGTGATGTGGATGCTCATTTGTGGTCTGAAAATAAAGCTGCGGAGGAACTGGATAGAAAGCTGATGGCATTGAAAAGAAGCTTGCGGACAATGGTGGAGATTAGTGTGGATGAATTGACACGACTTACGGAAATGCAGTTGTTTATTCCTGCCGATGTACAGAGAATTGCACGTGCGGCCGGATGGTTGAGATTGTGGCGAAGAATGGACGTGAAAACAGCCCGGCAATATGGGTTTACGTCAGTGAAGGAAGTGCAGGCAGAACTGTTTAAACAGTGTTTAGATGAACAGATACAGGGGTTTGTAAAGTTTCCAAAAGCTATTAATAACGAAAGGGTGCTGGACAGGAAGGCACGCGAATATGATAAAGACGGGTTGGACTGTCTGATCGGAGGATATTTCGGCAATGTGAACCGCGAAAAAATGAACGGACAGGCACATGCGATATTAATGCAACTGGCTTCGGAACAAGTGAAATATAGCTTTGAGGATATTGGTATGTTTTACAATGAGCAGGCCGAAGGATTGGGACTTCCGAAAATGACGGTATCTGCAATTAAACAGCATTTAAACACACCTAAACACAAAAAGGTGTGGTATTATATGAGACACGGGAAGCTCGTGGGAGATGCGGATATGCAACCGCTCGTAGATCGTGCTCCAGTGAGTCGCCCGGATATGCTTTGGTCTTTGGATGGAACGACAATGCAGCTTTATTATAAAAAGCTGGTGAAAGACAATAAAGGACGTGATAAATGGGTGGTGATGAGCGATCTGTATGCCTATTTTGTGACAGATGCTTGTACGGGGTCTATAATAGGTTATAGTGTAGCCTTCAGCGAAAGCTCCGGAATGGTGGTGGAAGCCCTGAAAAATACCGTAGACATATGGGGGTATAAGCCTTATCAAATGAATTATGACAATAGTTCCGCGAATATTTCTGCAACAGTGAAGGCTTTAATTAATAACATGTCGCATGTGAATTTCCCTTGTACTCCTTATTCGGGAAGGTCGAAAAGTGTGGAGCTTGTAATAGGGCATTTCCAGCAGAGAGAACTACGCAAATTTAAGAATTTCAAAGGTGGTAATATCACTGTAAAAAGCAATAATAGCACAGCAAATCCGGAACTGTTGAAAGAATTGTCTAAGAATTTGGAATTTACGGACGGTTCTCCGTTTTGTCGAGCAGACGCATCATTTCATCGCGTGCCTGAACTTCGTAATCTGATTCTTGTATAAAGTTTGCCATGTTAATAACAGTTTTTGGATTTTGAACGACGTTCCTTCCTGCTCGTGGTGCGGGCGGGGAACTTTTCGACAAAGGTTATTTTATTGAGTTTGGATTCGGCTCCGTGCCACGCGTCGGGGCCGTCGTCGTTGGCTTGGGAGCCGCGTTCGAAGGCTAGAAACTGATCGACGAGGGTGATAAAATCGGGGTCGTTCTGGTGGTGAACATTGAATATGACGTTGTGACGTTCGAAGAAACCGGACGTTGATTCAATACGGTCGAACTTGTCTGTTTTGCCACGTTTGTCAGCAACAACAGGGATATGATAACCACGTTCGTCGCCTTCGGTGTCGAAGTCATTTACGAATTCATCCATCGCAAAGAGGCCTTCGATGAAGTAGGATATGTTGTAACGGTCGAGTTTCTTATCTTCATAGAGATCGTACAGCCATTTGGCGCATTTGGCGCGGGAGCCACGACGGAGATAAACATAAATGATGTGATATTGACGGCCTGTTTTGCCAACCAATAGCATGGCTTTGTAGTCGCCTGCCGCCTTGTAGGAAAGGTCACCATAGAAGCACAGGGCGTCGTACTGACTAAGTGGGAGCATTTGACCCCAAATGATGTCTTCGTGTTTGAATACTGCACCGTCTTGTATATGCACGTGCATGTATTCGCGCATGAAAGAACGGTAAGGCGTGGAGTTGAATTTTTTGCGCCAGTATTCGGCATTGTTCTTTTCCGGCCATTCGGGTTCAAAGGTATTCAGGTTCTTGACTGCACAGACTTTAAGTATGTAGTAGTGGGACGTGTCACCGTCTTGTGCGGCCTGCTGTATGCCTTGCAGGAAGAGCAGACGGAGGCGGTTGGTGATACTGTTTTTATGGAAATTGTTGTTGGCATATATGAAACGGTCGGTGCAGTCTTCGTCGGAATCAAAGCAGCCCCAAACGTCTTCGGTGATGAATTCGATTGCTTCGCGCATGAGTTTGTCGTTGTTGACGTGGCGTTTGTTGTCTACGTCGTCAACTACGATATAATCGGGGCGGTTTTCGCCTTCGCGCGCACCACGGGGAGACTGACCGAAGCCCAGTGAGGTGAATTTTACTCCGTCGGTGGTGGTGAAATCACCATCCGCCCAGTCGCCAAATTTGAAACGATGGCCGTAGTCGTTGATGATACGCTGGTTGTACTGCAATTGCGCTTGCAGGGATGAAAGAAGCTTTTTTGCTTTCGGTTCCGTCTCACCAATCAACAACATATATTTCATGTCGTTCATGGCGAGATACAGGAACAAGGGGATTCCCATGTCTATGTGTACAGACTTTGCGGCTGAACGATACCATTCGGCTAAAGCACGGATATGACGGTTCTTTATGATCTCTTTTGCCAATTTCCGGTGAAACCACGCACATTTCTTTTTGGCATAGTTGGGGAAATAGTACTCAAACCACTTAATGTAATCCGCTTCAAGGGATTTCATACGACGCGCCTTATCCGCAGGACTTTCATGGATGCGGATGCTGGTGGACTGCGCTATGCGCTGACAATGTTTGTCGTAGTCGTTTAATATTTTATCATATCTGGTTGACATAGAAATCTGTGTTTAGGATTCGAGACTGATGCGGTACTGCAGGAACTGTTTGTGAAACTTGGTGAACTGTATAGCCATTGCCGGTTCCTGTTCTGCCATCCAGTTATCAAATTCACGAAATACGTCCATGACGGTGCGCACGTTTATTTTTTTGTCCAGCTGGTCGATGGCGGACATGATTTTACTAAGTTGATCGGCCTTTACGTTTGACTCCTCTCCTTTCGCGAGCTTTTCGGCTTCTTTGAGGAGCAGTTCTTTGATTTTGAGTGGTGTCAATTGGGATTCGGTTTTACGATCATCCCATGACTTTTCGCCCTCACGCCCTTTCTTCCATCGGCTGACGGTCTGTTCTGTTACCCCAAGATTTTCGGCTATTTCACGCCCTGTAAGACCGAGACGTATGTACATATCTTCGGCTATCTCACGCTTTTTATCGTTGCTTATTTCTGCCATATAATACCTTATTTTTAGACAAAGATGTAGTCTAAATACCTGAAAAGAAAGAATGTGTTCAAGCGTTAAAACCACGTGTTCAAGGGGTGTACAGATAATTGGTTTGTGCGGAAAAGCGGATTATGTTTGTTGAAAATTTAAAGACGCAATGGCAAAAGGAAAGAAAACGGGTGAGGTCAAAATATACGGAGATATTTATTCGTTCGGGTATAATTCGGCCGCCAGCTTCATCGAACGTTTTGAGGACGCCCGAAAAGGTGCGGATGAGATAAACGTGCACCTGCATACGGACGGAGGCAACGTGATAGAGGGTACGTTGATTTATAACCACATCAAATCATGTGATATTCCCGTAAATGTCTACATAGACGGGGTGTGCTGTTCGATGGGGACGGTGGTGATGATGGCAGCCAAACGGGTGTATATGTGCGAAAACTCTTATCTGATGATACACGCCCCGCAAGGCAGCTGTTATGGTACGGCTCCGGCAATGGAGAAGGTGGCGAAGTGCTTGCGTGGCATGGAGAAGAATTTTAAAAAGATATATGCAGCTAAGACTGGTAAAAGTGAGAAAGAGGTAGAGGAATTGTTGGAGGGAGACAACTGGTTTACAGCACAGGAGGCAATGGATGCGAAATTGATAGACGGGATTGTGGAACCGATTGCCACAGACGTAACGCCTGTTTCCGCGGAGGAATTGAAAATGCAAACACCTACTGCGCTGTATAACCGTTTTTCTGCTTGTCTGAAGGCGGGAACGCAGGAAGAGGATAAGGCTTTTAGTAATAATCATAAAAAACAGAGTGAAATGGACAAAGAGGGTTTGATTAAAAAATTCGGGCTGACGGGTGTTACGGCACAGAGCAGCGATCAGGAAATTGAGGACGCTATTCAGGCAAAACTAGACGCGGAGAAACAGCGGGCAGACGATGCAGAGAGCAGGGAAAAGGCGGCGGAAGAGAAACAGATTACGGATGCTGTAGAAGCGGCTTTCAATGGTAGTAAGATTACAGCCGAAGAGAAAGCCGTGTATGTGGCAATCGGTAAGAAGAACGGTTTTGAAGCGTTGAGTACGGTGTTGAAGGGAATGAAACCTGCTCCGTCACTGGTAAGCGCGACACGGGGAGGAAATGCCGGAGGAAATGCGACGGGTGCACGCACGGAATGGACGTGGGAACAGTGGCAGAAGGAAGACCCGCGCGGGCTGGAGAAGATGAGCAGGGAGGAACCGGAGAAGTTTAAGGCGCTTTATGAGGGAGTGTTTAAATAGGTTTTAAACTGGCTTTAAATAGTTTTTTTTAAGTGAAATTTTAGTTGAAAGAGTGAAGATGAAAAATTTGAAAAGTAGATTGATTACAGCGTTTCTTGCGCTGGTGGTGTGTGTGGTGATTGGTTGCGTGATTGCTTCAATAGTCGGGATTCCGTTGTGGACGGGTGCTGTGGGGATGGTGGCAGTTGGCGTGGGGATGAGTTTCGTTCGTCTGCCTAACGGGTTGCGCGCGGGTGTGTATGTGGAAGTGTGGACACGTCAGGTGGTGGAGCATTATACGCATGCGATGGAGGGTACGTTTCTGGATGGTATCCCGGACTTTTCACAGTATTCGGAAAATGATGTAATCCACCTTAGTGATGTATCCGGTGACCCGACGGTGCTGGTTGATAATACGACGTATCCGCTGGAGATTGAAGAACTGGAGGACGGGGATATTTCGATCAAGTTGAGCAAGTTTGAGACGAAGGCTACGAAGGTGACCGATGATGAGCTGTATGCACTGGCGTATGATAAGATGGCTCTGGTGAAGACACGACACGGAAACAAGTTGAGCGAGGGGATGCTGGATAAGGCTATTCACGCTTTTGCGCCTACGGAGGACACGGCAGAGACTCCGGTGTTGGTGACAACGGGAGAAGCGGACGAAACAGGCCGACGGAAACTGCAAAGAGTGGATATTATCAGCCTGCGACGGAAACTGGATAAATTGAAGGTTCCTAAAAATGGCCGTAGACTGGTGCTGTGCAGTGACCATATTTCGGACTTACTGGAATGTGACCAGAAGTTTCAGGGACAATACCATGATTATTCTACGGGGGTGATCGCGAAGATGTACGGCTTTGAGATTTATGAGGCGGTGAATTGTCCGCTGTTTGACTGCACGACGAAAAAGAAAAAGAGTTTCGGTGCGGTGGCTACGGGTAATGATTTTGAGGCGTCTGTGTTCTTCTACGTTCCGCGCATGTTCAAATGCAAGGGAAGCAACAAGATGTATTACAGCAAGGCTGAAAATGACCCTGTGAACAAGAGAAACCTGATTAGTTTCACTGCAAGATTCGTGGCTCTTCCGCAGAAGAAGGAAAAGGCTGTAGGCGCGATTGTGTCGGTGAAGAAGACTGCGTAATGTTTAATTGGAGGAAGAGAAGATATGGCAAGTAAAGCGAAAGCAAAAAAAGGAAACGAAGAGGCGGCCAGAATCTGCAAAGAGCTAGGTTGTGGCAAGTTGTTTATCAATGCCAAAGGGGAATACTTTACGGAGTACACTTATGCCCTAGCAAGCGAAGGCGGGGACAAAAAGAAGGTTGAAACGTATGAATACGGAACAGAGGTAGAAGAGGTTGAAACACCTATAGCTGAAGAAAAGAAAGCGGCTAAAGATAAAGAGCCTGCCAAAGAAAAGAAAGCGGACGAAGTGAACAAACCGGAAAATACGGACGGGAATGAGTGACAGGGTAAATATCAAAAAAGGCAAGGTCGGGAAAAGCGTACTGGGCAGCTATGAAAAGATTTCTGCGCTGGTGGGGTATTTCGGAGCTGTAGGCAGTGGAGAAACGACGCTGGCAGAAGGGCAATACGCTTTATTGACGGCTACGACAGACATGGCGGCCTTTGGTATCAGTGAAACTGCGAATCCGCTTCTGTACCATCATATTTCGGAATATTTCCGTATAGGCGGTAAAGGGGTGCGGCTGTATGTGCTGAACGTGAAAAAGGGAGCAAATGCCGGGTTTGTGGAACTGATTACCGACAAGAGTGTGGAAAAGATGATTGCCGGGGCGGATGGAACTATTTTCAATCTGGGATTTGCGTACATTCCTGCGAGTGCTTCTGTGGTGGATGGTGTGCCAAGCGAGACGCTGCCAGCTATCAAAGCGGCACAAAATCTGGCAGACTGGACGCAGAAAACGAACCGACCTGTGCATATCGCGCTGGAATGTGCCGGACTGGGGAGTGTGACAGCGGCTACAATGCTGAATTTGCGCGATCTGAAAACGGACGGGGTGGCGAATGATTGTCCGCAAGTGTCGTTGATGATCGGGCAGGACTGGGATTTTGCGGAGACACTGACGGGAACGGAAAAGAAGTTTGCCGATGTGGGAGCCTTGCTGGGGTGCATGGCTGCACAACTTGTATCGTACAACGTTGGAGAGGTGGCTACCATGATACTGACGGATGCAAACCGGGGAAACTGGGTGAATGCCGGGCTTTCATCACATGAAAAGGTGAAGGAGAAGGAGGACGAACTGGATGGACTGAATACGAAAGGGTACATTTTCGGTGAGTATTACTCCGGTGTGGTATGTTTGAATGACGATCATGTGTGCGCACGCATTGTGGAGGATAAGGACGGTAATATGAGTGAAAGTACAATTGCTCTTAGCCGGACGAACTGCAAAGTGATGAGGGAACTGTATGCCGCTTATTTGCCGAAGGTGAAAAGCACTGTCCCCGTTGATAAGGAAACGGGAAAGATGGGAACGGGTACGGTGAAGTACTTTGAGGATATGGGGAATGACGTGTTTAGTAATATGGCGGCAAGTCAGGAACTATCCGGAGGGGAAACGGAAGTGGATGGAGAGAGTAATCTGCTGACGGGAGAGCGGGTGTTGAAGGTGTTTTATCGGTGGGTTCCGATGGGGTGCATCGGAGGTATCGACGGAACGGTGAATATTAAAACTTCTATTTGAGTATGAAGATACGTAGAGATGGAAAGGCGTATGATGGTGGGGATGCGACCGTGTTTGCACTCGGACAAATGTGGGAGGAAGTGGTTGAAATAGACTATAACACGACGCAGGAACATCAGAAGAATTTTACGCTGGGAAGCCGCAGGGCTACGAGCTGGAGTCAGGGAAAGATTGAGGATACGGGGAGCATTACGATGATGATGAATCAGGCGGTGTCGCTGGAGAATGCCTGTAATGGGGATTTATTGAATATCAAGCCGTTTCCTATCAATGTGACGTTCGTGGATGGATATAATCAGATTGTGAACGATACGATTCTGGCGAAATTCCAATCACAGGGACGAACGGTGAATACGGAAATGGGGTTGAGTAAACAGTATGAATTGTTTGTGCTGGAAGTGACTTACAACAGAGTGTAGAATATCAGGAATTAACAGTTTAAATAATTGGAAAAATGGAAATTACAAAAGAGTTGATAGCAAGCAAAAAGGTGGAGAATCCGGGGTGTAAAATAGCAAAGGTTGTGCTGAAAGCGGAGGATGAGAAGTCTGTGGCATTGGAGATTCTGGTACGCAGCCCGAACAGACAGGTAATCAGTGAAGCAGAGAAATGGGAAGCGACGAATCCGGGAAAGGCAAAGGAGATTTACGTGAAAAGTTGCGTGCTGACGGACGTTGAGAAAGTGGTGGCGGATGATAACCTGTTTTATCAGGCGTATTTCGCAATTACCGATCTGCTCCCTTTTCAGAAGCCCGAAACAGAGATATTATAGAGGGATGCCCTCCGCTGCTGGATACGGCAAACACGGACTATGTGAGAAAGTATAATGCGCTGATGAGCTTTTATTTTCATATTCCGTATCCGGAGCGTTTATCAGATGAAACATGGGCAGAGAAAGTGAGACAAATTGAATGGCTTGCCCGGAAGGGGCTGTTGGGAGTAAAAGTGGAAGAGTGAAGTTATGAGATATACAGTTGATTTGATTTCCCGTTATCAGAGTGCTTTCGGATTTGTAGGGGGGACACTGGTGGGTGAACTGGAAGGGCTGGCAAACGGGGCTATTTTTAAGGCTGGCATAGCTTATAATGAGGCACGATGGGAAGCGAAAAAGTTAGGCAGAAAGGAGCCTAAATATGACGCTAACTTATACGCTCCGGCAGACTGGCACTGGGCGGAAATGACCCTGACGCATGAGGATACAAAACTGAACTTTTCTATCGGGGGACTGACATCGGAAACGGAGGGGGTGTTTGCTCCTCCTCCACTGATGCGATTCAGAAGAACAAAGAATATCACTGTAACGGTGGTGGACGGTGGAGATGAGGCGGAGATTGTGGAAAACTTCGGGGTAAACAGTTGGGATATTGAGTTGAATGGGTTGCTGGTGGATATGGATGAACATGCGTATCCGGGGACGAAGGTGCAGGAATTGGCGAAGTTCTTTGAAATTAACGATGTGATTGAGGTGGCCTGTCCGCTATTGCTGGACATGGGGATAAAGTCGATTTATTTTAAGGAACAGGGATTTGAGCCAGTTGAGGGGTTTCCGGATACGGTGAAGTATTCATTGACGGCTAAGAGTATCAAACCTGCGCTGTTCTCTTTAATCTAGGTGTGAGATGTTGTATTTGAATTTATGCTCACGGTTGACCATTGAGCCGCAAACGGGCAAGAAGGTGGTTTTAGACCGGATTTCATCGGCTGAAATAAGCAAGACGGTGGAAGTGCTTGGGGATAAGGCGACGGTGGTGATTCCGAAACGGTATGGAGATGGAACGGATGAACTGACATATCATATTGCAGCAGGCGACAGGGCACGGCTGGAATTGGGATATAACGGGGAGTTAAAGGTTGAGTTTGAGGGGTATATACGGGAAATAGAAAGCGGGTTTCCGATGAAATTGCATCTGGATGATGAAACGTTCTTTATGAGGTCGAATTCGTTTGTGAAGTCGTGGAAGACGGTGAAACTTAAAGAGGTGCTGGAGTATATTGCTCCGGGGTATGAAATAGATTGCCACGACGCATCGCTGGGAAAGTTTCAGATTGATAGTCAAAGTACGCTGACGGTGCTTAGGACGTTGAAGGAACGATACGGATTTTATTCGGCTATCCGGGGGAAAAAGCTGGTATGTAAGTTTAAATACGAGATAGCAGAAGCCAAACAGGTGCATGTGTATGATTTCTCTAAGAACGTGAAGAAAAGTTCATTGAAATATAAACGCAAGGAGGACAGGAAGATACGTGTGAAGGCGGTGAGCTACAACCGGGACGGAAAGAAGGTAACGGAAACGATGGGAAACAAAGAGCAGTTTGCTTCGGTGAAAACATTGAGTTTTGCGAATAAGACGGCTACGGAATTGAGAGAACTGGCACTGGCGGAATATAAGCGCGTTTGTTTTGATGGGTTTGAGGGAAGTGTGACGGGATTCGGAATACCTCTGACAAATGCCGGAGATACGCTGAAAATAGTCTCCAAGCGGGAACCGGAACGGGAAGGACAATACCTGATCGAAAGTGTGACGGTGCGCTATGGGAATGCTTTTTATGAGAGAATTAATCGACTAAGTTACAGGATATGACAGCAGAACAGGCTTTTGGAGAAATGGTGGAGTCACTGATGAAACGTATGGGGAATGCCGGGACAGGTTGCCGGGTGTGTATCGGTACGGTGAAAGAGGTGGATGAAAAGGAAGGAACGTGTGTTGTTGAACGGGATGATGCTCCGAAACTGAATGAGGTGAGGCTGAATGCGGTGATTGATGAGGAGATAACGGACAGGTTTATGGTGGTTCCTGCAAAGGGCAGTTTTGTGATGGTGTTGCTTTGGGAGGCTACGGAGGGGATGATTGTGGCAACATCGAAGATTGAAAAGGTGATGATGAAAACCGGGGAGATTTCTGTTGAAGTGTCGACTAGCGGAGTGGTGATGAATGGCGGAAAGCTGGGAGGGATGATTGATATTGCAAAACTGACGGAGAAGGTGAATACGCTTGTAGATGCGCTGAATAATCATACACATCTGGTAAATACGACGGGGTCGGCCAGTGCTCAATCGGGAACGGCGGTAGCTATTACCAGTAAAGTGGCGAAGTTGAAGAAAGGGGATTATGAAGATGAGAAAGTAAAGCATTAAGGTATGAGACGGGGAATTTTGCTAGGGGATAACGGTGATTTGCAGGTGAAGGTGGTGCGGGATTCTTCCGGATTGATAACGCAGGGGTTGGTGGCAGGTGAAAGTGATTATACGCATGTAAAGTTGATAGTAGAAAGCAGTCAGGGTGATTTTAAGGATTATCCGGTGCTGGGAATCGGTGAAAGGTATCTGAAAAGCGTAGGACGGGCGGCAGAAATGAGGGCGGATATATTGACACAACTGGAGCTGGACGGATATAAGGCAGATGTACAGGTGAGCGACACAGGAAAGCTGGTGATTGATGTGGAATGAAGTAAAAAATAGGTGATGATGAAAAAGAATGTGCAGTTGTGGGTTGCGGTATTCCTTTGCTTTTGCGGGGTGGTTTTGTTGTTTTGCGGATTTTGGGTGGCTCCGGTTGGGGAGATTCATAATTCGGTATTAGTAGCCTACGGTGAGATTTCGGCATTTGCAGGCTCGGTGTTTGGAATTGATTATGTGCGCAGCACGGCATTTAAACGGGGTTTAAACGACATTGAAAAGAAACTTAAAGACAAGGAGGAAGAAAAGAATGAATAAACCAATTTACATTGTGATTCATTGCTCCGCAACACGCGAAGACAAGGATTTCACGGAGAAACAAGTGAATGAGGCGCATGTGGCTCGCGGGTTCGGGAAATGGGGGTATCATTATTATATCCGGAAAGACGGAAGAGTGATAAAGATGCGTGCGGAGAACGAGATCGGGGCACATGATAATTGTATGGTTCCGGGTGAAAAGTTAAGTTATAACCGTTGTTCGCTTGGTATCTGCTATGAGGGAGGGCTGGACAAGAATGGGAAGGCGAAGGATACACGGACGGAGGCACAAAAGAAAGCTATGGCCGCACTGGTGCAGGATATTTGCAAGCGGTATCAGATTTTTGATGTGCTGGGGCATCGGGATACTTCGCCGGATAAGAACGGGAATGGTGTGGTTGAGCGATGTGAGTGGCTGAAGGAATGTCCATGTTTCGATGTGAAAAGTGAGTTTAAAAGTTGGTTGCCTGCTATAATTGTGAAGCCATGAGGAAAAGGTTGTTGATTTTGTTAATGGCGTTTTCGCTGTTTTCCTGCTCTACCAAAAAGGTGAGTACGGAGCAGGTGGATTATTCCAGACTGGTAAGCGAATGGCGGGAACTGGCGGCCAGATATGAAAGGCGGTCGGAAGTGTACAAGGATAGTCTGGTGATGGTGAAGGGGCTGATGGAAAAGAGCAGTAATGTGGCTGACAGCATTTCGCATCTTGAAACTTCGTATGCGTTGAGTGACGCGGCTATCAGAGGCGGGAGG